GGTTTTTGATGTTTTAACCGCTACAATAAACAGGCTGTGAATATAAGCAATCGCTTGTTTAACTTGCTCTTTGGTTAATTGGTCAACGCTTTCAATATTGAATTGTTGATGCACCATTTTCCAAACATTGCTATAAATTGCGCCTGTTTCATCGACCAGGCGATTAACCGACTCAACTAGCGGCTTTCTATCTGCTACGCTTGATAATTCTTGTTGATTGTCAATTTTGGTTAAAACTGGCTGACCGACTTCTTTATCAAGTAAATCCAAAACCCATTTGCGAAATTGTTTTGCTACTTCTGTTTTGGCAAACATCGCTAACAAATGGCAACCACGCAATGAGAAAACTCGTACAGGCATAACTACTTTACCTGTTTTTCTAACGACCCCCAATTCGAGGGTCGTTGCCATACTGTCTGTAAATTCATCTTTATGCGCGTTATAAAGATTGCTTACTTTGTCAGTACGTGAGTACCCCAACGCTTTTGCAAGTTCGGTAGAAGTAAGCCAAATCTGCCCATCATTTTGAGCAACTGGGTTAAACGTGACATCGTTAAAAGATAATGCTAAACTAGACATAGAAATGTCTCCTTGATTAAGTTACGTTTCTAAGCCCTTTGCATCGCCGTAGGAAGTTTTGCAAGGGGCTTTTTATTGGGTTTAATGTATTTATTTTAAATACATTGACGTTATTATAGATACACGTTAAAATACTGTCAATATTTATTTTTGGAGTATTTAATATGACCTTGCAAAAAGATTGGGCTAAACCTCAAGTAAGAATTCCGCCTGAATTACACCAACAAGTTAAGCAGTACGCTAAAGACAATGATTCATCTATGAATTCTGCTATTCTTGAGTTAATTAAAGTGGGTTTAGCGAACCAGCATAATGAATCTGTACTTGCTAGCAATCAAACCAACCCAACTCGAATAGAAAAAAAATCAATCATTGAATACACCGACTTACCAGAACCAGCAATCAGCATAGATTTACCTTATGCGGTTATTGGTTTAACAGAAAAGAATATAAGAGATATAAAAATAATATCTATGCCAAAAAGTAATTCTTGGATTTTTAGCTACCAAGGACTTAAATGTTCTATATCTCCCGAGGCTGCTAGTTATCTTATCGAAAAAGGTTGTGAATTTATTCAATAATAAAAAACCCACTCAAGCAGTGGGTTTTTTCTAATTCGGCATTACAATCTTACTACCATCTTTAAATAAAATTTGCTCAGGTATAAACTCATAAGTCAAATCTTTAAGTTCAGTTTCGGCAAAAGTTCTATCTTCACTGATAAATTCATTTACCGACTTACTTAAGTTAATTTTTACACTTTGATTGGGCTCAATAACGAGGCTTGGCTCACTGATACCAACGCCGCTAACATCATCACCAAACTTGTTTTTAAATTTAACTACACCTTTTATTCCATCTATTTTTTTATTGGTTTTGTTCGCAAATTCAAAACTCAGTACCAGTCTTTTATCAAAATCACCTGCAATAACCTTTTTATCAAACACAATAACATTTAGGGCTGTCTTAGCCTCTTGAATCTTCGCATCTTTCTCTGCTTTTAATTTATCAGCGTGGTCTTTTTTAGCCTTTTCTTCAGCCTTGGTTTTATCCATCCATGCTTTTTGTTCATCAATGGCTTGTTGCACGGTAACACCAACTGGGGTGGCGGTGCTACCAAAAGCTTTAGCCATCTCTTTTCTCAAAATATAACTTGCTAGCAATTCCTTGTCTTGTTCTGGTAGTTTTTTGATATTTTCAGCAAATTTTGTACCTTCTTCACTGTTTAAATCATTTGGCAGCACTGCTTTTCTTGGGTCATTACAACCACTTATAGAACAAGTAATTAATAAAGCTAAAATTAACTTTCTCATAACCACTCCTTTGTTTGTAAAATCCTTACTATAAATCAAACAAGGTTGCCGTTATGTTAATTTGTGTTTTCTTGGCTTGTTTCTGCCTTCTCACTGGCTTCAGATAGATAAATATCATCAATAGCAAACACACAAGCGTCTAGCACGTCACGCTCAAGCATGACAGGGTGCGCGGCTAGTACATCATTGATATCACGCACACTTAGCGGTAAGGGTGATACCGCCATACCGCTAAGATATCCCCTGCCACGATTAGCAAGATAAAACGTGTTAATCACGGCATAAACTTCGTAATTGCTTTGTGGCTCGACAGGTACGTCGAGCCCGATATGCGCCATGACTTCACGTTCAAACTCGGTTAAGCTGCCGTACTCTTTTTCCCATTGGTAGCGCTCGACGGCTTTTTTTTGGTGGCATCAATGGTTTCAGCGATTGATTTTGCCACTTCACTAGCTGACTTAAAAATCCAATCAAAGATAGATTCTTTTTCGCCATTTTTAAGCGTTGCAAGGCTATCTTCGGGAATATTAGCAATCACTTGAAATAGATTATCCGCATTGATAGGCAGTTTTTCTTCATTTTCATCCACCGCGTTCCAGTCCTCAATCAAAAACTCTGCGATGGCGTGCGCTGTTGCCTGTCCACGCGTCAACGTATCATCACTGATTGACGCAATTAGCGCACCTGTTAACGGCTTTTCGCTCTCTTTTTCAAAGCTATTGCCGATGGCATCCCATGCTTTTTGAAAGTTTGGGGTAAAAATAGACTTGAGCGTTAACTCAAGTCCAGATTCATGGGTAAATTTTTGTGACTTGGTTTTATTTAAGTCCAAAAAGTTATTTTTCTTTACTAAAAAAGCCATGGGTTATCCTTATGGGTTTAGTGTACGAGTGATGTATGGGGCATCTGCGATGGTGTCAGCCACAACGGTATAGCTTAGGCTTGCTTCTAGCTTGTCTCTACCACCGCTAGGAATGTCACCTGCTAGTTGTGCCTTAGGGATTGTCAACGTGTAGCTTGAGCCGTCAGAGAAGTTAATTAACGCTTCAATGCTTACCACTGCGCCTGTCATTTGATTGTTTAAAATCTCTTGCGCTTTTTTACCGTATGCCATTGTTAGGCTGCCCGATAAATCCGCCATCATTTCAAGCAATTTCGCACCGTATAAGCCACCACCCAAACAATTTTGACGCTCGATGTTATTATTGGCTTCAAATGAAAACTGCGTAACACAAGCAATATTTTGCATGGTTGAGCCATTAATTTTGATATCGCCCACGGTAATAGATGCCGCCTTTGGTGCAGTTGGGCTAACAGTGGGTGTTACTGAATAGGCGGTGCTGCCGTTTTCATACCCACTACCCATGAAGCCGAAAGTTAAGCCGATAAAGCCAGTTTCGGGGATATCTAATTTAAAGGTATTAACGCGCATACCACCCCAATAGTGATACAGTCCGCTATCAATATCTTTATGCTGCTTTTCTAAGGCAAACATAGTCGCAACATCACCAGCGAATGAAACTTTATCCCCAGCCCACACATTACCTGCTGCGGCTGCGATTAGGTCATCATAAGTGCCTTTGATAAATTCACATTCAACGTCACCCTCTGCGCTTGCAGAAGTCACTAACCCTGCTGTTTTGATTCGAGAATCGTTGATTGTTTCGCTTTCGGTCATCTCGACCTTGTGGTTTAGGCTGTCAGATTTACGAGGAAATGACTTCCAACCTGTTAATGGCTTGACTGCTACGTCAGTTTGCACCGCGTATGCTAATACCGCTTTTACACCACGACTCATATAGCCTCCTTATAGGCATTAAAAAACCACCTCGAGGGTGGCTATTGGTTAAGTTAAAAATTAGTTTTCGTCATATTCAAATGGGATATAGACACGCACTGCATAGACAATCGTTTTTTGCTTATCCATGCCTACGCGCTCGCCTTCTAACTCGGTCTGACCATCAAGGTAGGTTTTAGCAGCCCCAAGCCAAAGATTTTCCACTTGGTAGTAACTAAACCATTGCTCTAGTGCATCCGCCACCTTGATAATGTTTGCCGTTCCTGCGTCTAATCGGTCAAACAACTCAATCACGATTGAGCCATTGCGTCTGCTGCATGGTTGACTGCCAATGCTTGATACATAGCGCAGAACAGGCTCAATGCGAAAACGCGACCATACACCAGTCTTAGGCGCGGTTACCTCTTTCAAGTTAGGATAAAACTTCGCGCTGTTGGGCAAGCCTTGAAAATCTGCAAATCGCTTGCTTGCTAGTTGTCTGATTGTTTCTAGGCTCATTGTTAATATCCATGTTTTCTAGCTACCGCTGGAAATATCACGCGTACCACGCCTTCGGGCGCTTGCCGTGAATTACCTAGTTCTAGGTCGCCACCGTAAGGCGTTTCGTTCAGCATCCAAATACTATCTAGTTTCTTCATTGCAAGCACTTCATCACGCCCATTATCAAAGTAGGCTAAGTCCCTGCCAATCTTTCTATCGCCATCGTATCTTTCGGGGGTATAACCCACTGCGATATACCAGTTGCTCACGTACCTCGAAGTTTTAACGGGTGAAAGCTCGTTAATCTCTCGATACATTTCAAGGGCAATATCCTGTGCGTGTTCTACCGCCTGTTCTTCCACTTGCTTTGTGATATGCGATAAATCCCATGCCATGCTATATACCTCGAAGCTGTATTGAGTAAGCCGTGTTTGTAGGGTCTGCGCTCACATTCATCACTCTGAGCGATTTCTCACCCAGTTTGTTAAAGCTAATCATATCGTCAACCTTTGGGATTTCGCTCACTTCTGCGACAAGGCAGGTTAGCTTTGTATCGGTTATGTTGATACCGTTGCTTAGTAGTTCGCTGTCCGAGAACTTGCCAAAAACCCCACGCCCTGTATAAGTGATATCACCTGTTGAGCCATCACTACTCACAAACTCATCTCGAATCGGGTCATAGACTCCACCATCACCGCCAAACCCTTTGCGACTGCCAGTAAACGGCAATACCGCATCTTTTAGCGATTTGTCAAATGCTTGGCTAATAGCTTTGGTTGCGATTGCGTTTATCATGGTTTATCTCGGGCAATAAAAAACCGATATGGGAAATCTCATATCGGCATAAAATGGTGGATGTGACTAGACTTGCACTAGCAATTCCTTTTGGGAGTCGGATTTACAGTCCGATGGGGTTTCTAATTTTCCTACACATCCAAAAGTGGCGGATAGCAGTGGACTTGCACCACACCCTACTATGTAAAGCGAAACGATTAGCAGTCGTTCTCAGTCCTTGACTGATTTACCATCCTAAAACTTGGTAGGTCATGGGGGACTTGAACCCAACGCATCTGCTCGATTATGAGTCGAGTGTTTTAACCGATTAAACTAATGACCTAAAATAAATTGGCAGAAGATAATAGAATCGAACTATCACCGCTATTAACAGTGGCACGGTTTTCAAGACCGCTTTGTCACCTTGACGCTACCTTCCAAAATTGGCAAAGTCTGTAGGAATCGAACCTACGTACATGGGTTTGGAGTCCACTGCATTACCACTATGCTAAGACCTTACAACAAATGGCAGGGATACTAGGACTCGAACCTAGACTACAGCAGTCAAAGTGCTGTGTGCTACCATTACACTATATCCCAATAAATGGCTGTCAAGACAGGGCTCGAACCTGTGACCATCCGATTAACAGTCGGACGCTCTACCAACTGAGCTACATGACATTAATTTATTTCATCATTTTAAAATAAAAATGAATTTTATTCAACTATACTACAAAAATACCCACACCTGTACTTTTTCGACCAATTAAAGCAAGCAATAATTTGCCGTATTTCGTGCTATTTAGCCAATCTGTCGTGCTATCGCTGCCGCCTTGTGCAAAGAACTCAACTTCCACTGTATCGGCTTTGGTGCGTTTGACTTGCGGCTCTGTCGTGTCGGCTGTGGTATCAACGGTCAATAGGTGAGCCGTCATATAAGCCATTGCAAGGTCATACTGTGACGGCTTGATTTGATATGACTGCAATAGAACATCGGCATCACTTAACGCCACTGTGATTGCCACGTCATCGCTAAATTGTGGGTATCGAGCCTTAAATAATGCCAAGTCCATGATTACGCCTTATCGGTTGTTTCAGTTTTAGCGCGACTGGCTGATTTCTCAATCAGTCCTGCTTCAAGCCATGCCGCTACTACATGGTGCTTTTCGTCAAACTCTTTCACGTCAACGCTTGCACCCTTCGCTAAAACCTCACCTGTTGGCAAGGTTAGCTGTGATTGTGATAGGTTGGTGATTTTCATATTACACCCCATCCATGTATCGTACGGCTGCTTTGTTGCGGATTTCAGTACCGCTTAGACGGAACACGCCCGGAACAACAAAGTTTAACGCGCCAGTCTGATAAACAGGCAAGAAACGATGTGGCATTGGGATATGCAGTTTAACCACGGTAGGATTGCGGCTATACGCTACTGCGCGGTCAACACCACCTGCACCGGCACCATTTAGGCGGTCAAATGCGCGGATAACTAGCGGCTTGCCTGTGGTTGCTGAATAGATATTGTACTTTTGCACAAAGTCTAGTAGCGTGCCTTCTTTGTTGGTCAGTGGCGTACTTGCTAGGTAAGTGAATTGGTCAAATGGCAGCAACACGGTATCAGACACAAAACGGTAAGCTGTGCCTGTCGCTGTGCCACCGATTAGCTTATTGAACATCTGTAAGATTTGCGATTCGTTAGCGGTTGCAAATGTCGCTGTAGCTGCGTCAATCGCCACACCATCAGCATTTAACAAACCTTTTTTGCCTTTGCTTGCATCGCCTAAAAACGCCACTTCATCAACAAACTGTTCGTAAGCTTGACGTGCTGCAATAGCGTCATCATTTGGCAAGTTCACACCATACGCCATACTTGCGTGCAGTTCTTCATAGCCATAGCCGTAACCGATACCTGCCATAAACACGGTTGATTGGTCTTTGCCATAGCTGTTGCCCGCTAGTGGGATATCATCAGCGTTACCATTAATCCAGTCAGCTTTGCCGTATGATTCTTGGCTGCGATATTCAATCGTTTTAGTCCATTCGGGTGCAGACGTATCGACAGGAATTAAGCTAGGGTAAAGGATTTCGGGAAAAACAGTCTCGTTGACTTCTTTTTCCACATACTTGCGTGCGTTCTCGACAAACGCCAACGCGGTTGCTGCGTCATACATTTTCATTTAATGCCCCTTATTTGATATGGATTTGAGCAAGTCCGCCAGTTGCTGCGCTTGTTTCGTAGCGAGCATTAGCGATTTTTACACCTGCTTTGTTGAATTTAGCGGTTGCAAGGTCAACGGCAACGTCATCACCTGCCTTGACATCTTCGGTGACTTGTACCCAAATAGTGCCCTTAATCAGCACGCGAGCGGATTCATACTGGGCAAATTTGCCATTGATTAAATCCCCTGCGGTGCGGTCTAGCACAGTCACGCCTAAGATTTTAGTATCACCTGTGGTGGCTAGACGGATGCCTTTATCATTCACGCCTTGCACAACTGCCAAACCAAAACCGATGCCTGCTGCTGTTTCAACATTACGGCTCACGATGTCTTTGTTTTCAGTGGTAGCGATTGCACCCGCTACACCTGCATCCATCTCTTGTTTGTAAGTAGTAGCCATTAGTTGCCCCCTTTGTACGCATTAGCAATGCGTTTTTCATAGTCAGATTGTCCGTTGTCCTGCATAGTGACAGGTGCGCTCACACTGCCGCGCATGGCATCAGCAAATGTATCTTTAGGCTTAATGTCTTTAGCCAAGATGTCAAAACTTGCATCGACATAAGCTTGTGGCTTGTCTTTGATATCCACGCCTTTAGCAGATACCGCCAGTGCTTTAATCTCGCTGTCAGACTTGCCGCTATAGTCCGCGTCATGGATAGACTTAGCAGTTGCGATTAACTCACTACGAGCCGCAACTTTTGCGTCAATATCGGCATCAGTAAGCTGTTTTGCTTTTAGCGCATCAATCTCGGCATCTTTAGCCGCTAGTTGTGCGTCTTTGTCAGCAATCACTTTATCGGCTGCTACTTGAGCATCACGAGTAAGCTTTTCGGCTGCTGCCTTGTCTTGCTGTAGCTTTTCGATAGCTAAAGCCCCATTGTCGGTTGTTTCGATTGGTAAACCGTCCACCATTACAGTACGTGTTGCCACTGGTTTCTCTCCTGTGTTGTTGTTCGGGGACGTATCACCCCATAGTGCATCGCCTATGCGACACGTTGACCCTGCCCGCCCTTTATCGACAATAGCAAGGTGATTGATTCGGATATTCTTTTGCTTTGCTTGGTAGTGTTCGCCCTGTGGCGTTACACCGTCCACCCATTCAAGCTCTGCCGTATAGCCCATTGATATTTCACGCTTGCCATTTTGCACGGCTTTAATCGTATCAGCGTCCATTAGCGTAACTGGTACTTTGATATGCTCACCATCACGCAAAACGCCTTCACCGATTGAGCCTACAGCAAACTGTTTCCAGTTGTCCGCCTTGACTTCTACAGGTGGGTGGTCGTTGGTTACAGGCTTGCCTACAAATGAAGCCAGGCTATCGAGTGCAAATACTTCGGATTCGTCACGATAGACATTAATCAAGCCGTTACCGCCACCGATTTCGCTGCCGTGATAGACTTGTACGCCAGTTCGTGCTACCGATACAGTACCTACTAGATAGCCGTCACTGGTGAGCCGTGTATTGGCTAAGGTTGTGTTGTCTGTAAATTGCATTTAGTCACCTAATTAATTAAGCTAGTATTTTTCTCAATATGTCGCTCAATATCCTTTAATGGTTTATTCGCTAAATCATCTAAGTGCAATTTAACGCCCATCTTTGCGCCATGATTTAATACCAAAACACCGTCTTTAAATTCTTCAAATACAAAATCTTTAAATTTTGCCTTAAGGTGATTTAGCTTAATTCTCATATGCTCTGTCATAAAATCTACCCATAAAAAAGCCCTAGCGGTTAGGCTAAGAACCTGTTCACGATTAAAAAATATGCTAGGATAAGCCACATAATCGATTAATAACCGAATCAATCACCATGAGAAAATCCTATCCAAGCGACATTAGCCGAAAACAATTTGAGCACATACTACCCATTCTAGAAAGCGCTAGGAAGAAGACCAAACCAAGAACGGTTGACCTTTATGACGTATTTTGTGGGTTATTGTATGTACTAAGAACAGGTTGCCAGTGGCGACAGCTGCCGCATGACTTTCCCAAATGGCGCACCGTCCACTCGTACTTTCAGAAATGGAGTGAGCTTGACGAAGAAGGCAACAGCATTCTTGACCAAGCCTTAAAAAAAATTAGTCAAAAAAGCGCGAAAGAAGGACAAACGTAAGGGCAAAACCAGTTTTATCATTATCGATGCTCAAAGCGTTAAGAATACAGATACCGCCAAAAACAAAGGCTATGATGCAGGAAAGAAAGTATCAGGGATTAAGCGCCATATTGCGGTAGACAGCCAAGGCTTGCCGCATGCTATCTGTATTACCACTGCCAATATCACCGACCGTGAGGGTGCTAAAACGTTACTTCGTCAACATGCCAAACGATTAAGCCGCGTAAAAAATGTGATGGTTGATGGCGGTTATCGAGGTGAGGCATTTGCTAATAGTGTTAAATCTATTTTAGGCGAAACCGTTACCACAGAAGTTGCCAAAAGAGATGAACTGCATACGTTTAAAGTCATACCAAAGCGGTGGGTTGTAGAACGTTCGTTTGCTTGGCTTGAGAAAAATAGACGTCTATGGAAAAACTGTGAGCGTCATTTAAATTCGAGCCTTCAATTTACCAATCTCGCTTTCATCGCTTTGTTATTGAAAAGATTGTGAACAGGTTCTTAGTCGTATTGTCGGTTGTGCCTGCTACAGTAATTGCGTCAGAACCAGCTGTTGCTGTTGTACCTTTGGCATTCACGGTATAGATCGTCTGACCATTGTTACCAGTATCTTTAGTAACACCAGCAACGTTAGTACCCGCTTTAACTTCTGTGGTTGCTGCCTGAATCGCATCATGGATATTGTCTTTACCGGTATTGCCGATATTAGTGTATGTAATGTTGCCATCTGCATCCAAAGTGGCATTACCACCGAAGTTTTCCACCACGGTATTGGCCACATTGCCCAGTTTGGCATTAGTCGCATACAACTGACTGCCATTGATGGCATCGGTTGAAGTCGCAGAAATCAGACCTGCTGCCATATTTTGGATGCGACGCTCTTTGCCGACATCACCAACAGACACCACGCCCACAGGAGTTTTACCGGCAAAATCTCCGTAGGTCAGCGTACCACCCACAGTTACCGGCTCGGTGACTGCGCCGATGCCGTCTGTAGAAGCGCCTTTGGCGGTGTACGCAGCATCTTTACCTAGGAATACTGAGTTGTCTAGCGTTTTGGTGACATTACTACCTACGACAAATGTATCATTGGTGGCGATGGTGTTATTGTTACCCACACTGTATGAGCCTGTGCCGCTGATGGTGGTCGGATTACCAAATGCACCTGAGTTATCGCCGCTGACAACATTACCCGTACCGACAGAGGTCGACTGCTTACCAGTCGCTTGTGCGCCAGTACCGATAGCGATGGCATTGATTTTGCCTGCACCATTAGCAGACTGCACACCTGCTACAGAGTTGCTACCGATGGCAATACTGTCATTGGTATAGGCATTCGCTTTAAAGCCTTGGCTGATTGAACGATGACGGGTCAATGTCGCATCAGTGCCTGTGCCACGACCTGCTTCCAAGCCTACGGCAAAGTTATCGCTACCTTCGATATATTGACCGGCTTTTTCGCCCATGGCGATGTTGTTATTACTGACCGCACCAAATGTTGTGCCTTTATGGCCGACATACTGACCAGCATTTTGACCAAAGGCGATATTTTTGCTGCCACCGACAAACTGACCAGCGTTTTTACCTGCCGCCACGTTGGCAAAGACGCCGCGTCTTGTCAATTGAGTATTAGGGACACCATCAACAGTTCCGTAATACTGATTGTCATTGATATTCAAGCTAGACGCATTGCTTAGCACACCCAAATGCGTACCAGAATCCACGCCAGCTGCCCAGTTGTCGGTACCGCTGACATAGTTACCAGAGAAAGTACCGGTGGTTACGTTATTAGCACCGCTGACATGTGAGCCTGAACGAGAGCCGACACTGGTATTTGAGTTACTGGTAATATTGTTACCGCCTTGGTAGCCGATATTGACATTGTTATTACCACGGATACCTTTACCGACCTGATCACCGATGGCGACATTGGCGTAGTTTGGCACAGCGGCAGTACCGATATTGCTGCCTGAACTGGTACCGATCACTGTGTTGGTATAGCCATAGACATTACCGCCCACATCATAGCCGACGCTGATGTTTCTGGTGGTTGTCATTTGGTGGGCTGGGATCGTATTTTGGTTGACACGGCTACCGGTATTGACACCGATAGACAGATCGCCTTCGAGTGGAGCGACCGAGTTCTTACCGATGGCGATCGAGCCGCCATCACCACGAGCGACACCGCCTACGGTCGCATACGCCATACCGGCACGCGCACCTGTACCCATGGCGATACTGCTTGCGCCCAATGCTTTGGCGCCATCACCGATGGCGATGTTGTGGTCGTCATAAGTCATGGCATTGTTACCGATAGCGACCGAATAGCGGCTGCGGTTTACGGCATTGTTGGCGTTTTTAGTGTTGCCTGACAGAGCATCTACGGTGTTATTGTTGGTATTGACCTAACCGTTTGAGAAGCCATTGACACGGTAGTTATTAGCATTGGTACCGATGGTCACGGTGTTATCACCAAACAGCTGCTCACCGGCAGCAGTACCGATCATGGTGTTATTCACGCCCGTTGAGTTTGTACCAGCATTTTGACCGATAGAGATGCCGTTGTTGGTAGCGATAGATGTAACTGTCTGCGTGGTTCCACCAGAATAAACCGTCCCTGCGGCAAATGTCGTACCTGCGGTAAAGTTACTGCCCTTGTCACCACGACCCGAACCCGCTAGGTTACCGATGGCGACGCTGTTTGCGGTGTTTGCTTCAGATTGACCACCAATTGCAATTGATTGATCTCCCCTTGCTTTGGCTTGTCTACCTATCGCAATAGATTCATTGTTACCACCAGCAAACGATTCAGAACCAATTGCTATTCCACGTCCAGACTCTGCAATAGAGCTACACCCTATTGCTATTGATAATGCTCCGCTAGCCTTAGCCTCTCCAAGACCGCTTTGAGCACCATTACAATTTGCAGTATCTGCTGATATGGCTGTTGCTCCCTGCCCACTAGCAGTTCCACCAGCAGTCCCAGCGGCAGCGATAGCCATGCTAGAGAGTGAAGTAAGAGTAAATCCTACAACTACAGTTTTGACAGATTTAGTTTTTATTTTTGATTTAGCAAGTTCTGAAACTGCTACCCATACCCCTAAAGAGGCATTCCAGACTACTCTATATACTTTATTCATACAAAAAACCCCTTAAGAACGTGGTGCTTAGTCAGTAATATGCAAACATATAACAATCAAATAGCATAAAGTAACACCAGTGTAATTTTAATAGAATACTCGATGATTGTATAAAATCAAACTAAATATTTATGTTTATATTTGTTATTAGTTTCAAGAATATAGTTTTTATAAAAGATGGTTAAAAAGCGAGTTAGGGATTAGCTATGCAATAAAATAGGCCTAAAAATTTGAATTTTATTTTATAGAAACCTTTGCAAAAATAAACATACAAAAGTTCATTAAATTGGTATAATAGAATAAAACCAACTATTTAGCAAAAGACACGACTATGGCATGGAAAAAAACAGGGTAACTCTCCTATAATACTCCCCGAAAACTAGACCAAAAAATTGTAGCAAATAAGATAGAATAACCTTTAGAAAAAGAGGTCTATCTAATGACAAAAGTTCGTAAACGTCATAATGCTGAATTTAAAAGCAAAGTTGCTGTTGAAGCAATTAAAGAACAAAAGACGATCAATGAGCTGACTGCTGAATACGGTGTTCATGCAACCCAAATCAGCAACTGGAAAAAGCAAGTGTAACTCTCCCCTAAAATAAAACAGCTCAGACGTAGAATTTCTTATAAACTAAAGATAAGGCGTTTTAGCATGAGCAAACGAATGACAGAAAGCCAGATTGTATCGATCTTAAAAGAAGCCGATGCTGGTATACCCGTAAAAGAACTATGTCGTTAGCATGGCATCGCAAGTTCAACTTTTTATAATGAGTCACGTTAAGAACAGTCCGGGGGACTGTTTTAGTGACGCAAGGCGAAGCGCTAGCTTAGTTAAAGCCAAATACGGTGGCATGGAAGCATCCGATGTCAGACGATTAAAAGAGCTTGAAGAAGAAAACCGCAGGCTCAAGCAAATGTATGCTGACTTAAGCCTAAAATCCCAGCTACAGGCAGAAATCATAAAAAAGCTGTAGTGCCTGTAGGACAGCGAAAAGGCTGGGCGCAACAACTACAGGCACAGCATGATATTAGTATCGTGGTTAGCTGTCAGATTGTCTGTATCAGCCGAACTGCTTACTACTATGAGCCTAAACTTAACGATGACGATGCTATCGTTGATAAGCTTACCGAGCTCACTGACAAGCACACCCGCTGGGGCTTTCCAAAGTGCTATAAGCGGCTACGTAAACTCGGGTATGTTTGGAACCATAAGCGCGTATATCGGGTCTATACAGCGATGAAACTCAATCTGCGTCGCAAAGCCAAACGGCGACTGCCTGCACGTGCTCCCGAGCCACTGACAGTGCCAAATAGCTTAGGCCATACTTGGTCAATGGATTTCATGAGTGACAAGCTGCATAACAACATCCGCTTTCGCACCTTTAATATTATTGATGATTATAGCCGAGAGGTGTTAGGCATTGATATTGGCACGAGCATTCCATCTTTACGGGTGATTCGCTATTTGGGGTCAGTACAGAATTCGGAGGAAATAGCACGCTAAGGAAATTAGTCGAGTATTTTTAAAATTGATAAAGGTCAAGGTGTCTACAAAACGTCGGTTTTTTAGACACTTCCATTTCCACAAAAAAACAGGGGCAAACCGCCCCTATTTCTGTCAATCTACTTGTCTATAAAACAGCGTCAGATAAACCCATTATCTTGAGTTTATCAGAAAACTCAAAATAAGCTTAGGTCAGACTGGAAGTTGATATAGTTGGAAAACTACGCCAAATGAGCAATCTCATCAATTAACTCAGGTTTTTTGCCCAATAACTTAAGCAAGACTTGAGCTGAACCGCTCGGTTTACGCTGACCTTGCTCCCAAGACTTTAAAGTATTGACCGAAATGCCCAATGACTTGGCAAATTGACTTTGCGACAAGCCTGTCTTTTGACGGACTTGGCTAACTTCCGATACGGGTGCATACCGTCCTTCTCTCAATTGAGAAAGTGATTTGGCTAAACTGTCCTTAATCACAATCGCATCAGGATCATCTTTAATAACTGCTTCAACAATATTGGCAATATCTAAATCAGAAAAGTTGACAGGTTTCATGATTGGTTTCCTTGCTTTTCATTTTTTAATGACTTTAATTCTTTGGCAGAAATATTTTCTTTTTCATTTTTGGCATACACAGCTAGACAAACTATCAGTCCATCATCTAGCATATTGTAGTAAATAACTCGAACCCCACCCGACTTACC